TTTTGGGATCCAATCAGACCTTTAAAAACGCATTGTTGATATTGCAGCATTCAGTAATTGAGGATCAAAACCTGATCATTGAAGCATTGAACCTTATTTTTCCTGATAAGGATTTTTCTATTAAGCAATTGCAGTTGGTAGATTACATTCCTGTTGAGGTACTGGCAAAATTGAGTGATGATGAAATCAGGGCCTTATCTGGCTACGAACCATTGCCTGCCAATGAAAAAACTCCTCAGGAAATTGCATTAGAAAAGTTGAGCATTTTAGATGGCGCCATTGCCCAAAAAATACTTGATAATATGAGTAGAGCGCAAATACTGGATCTAATTGGCATGACTCCAGACTCAGAGGTTCCACTTAGTAAAGAAATTGTAAAATGAAAAAGATTTTCAATAAACAGGACATGGCTATAGTGCCAAGATGGACCGATAACATTAAGGATGAATGGATCAATCCGTTAATTACAGAAGGATGTGAGTTAGGATTCAGAGATACCATAAGCGCTACCTTGTATGATGAAATGGCTAGTCAGGTAACATCTATACTGGCAGGAACCCAAGGAGCAGAATGGACCAATAAAGCATACGCAGAAAACGATATTGTTTTGTTTGAGGATGAAATGTATAAAGCAGATGCAGCCATTTTGATTAATGCAGGATCTCCAGAAGTGAATGCTCACTGGGAAAAGCAGGAGTTGCTTACTTTCTGGCATCAATTCGCAAAGCCATATTTGATTTATTACACCTACAGATCATTTTTAATCTGGCATGGTAAGCACATTTCTATGGGTGGTATTAGAAAGCATACTGATAATACCAGTTTTGAGATCAATGCAGAGGAGTTAGGTTACATACTGGGGGAAGTTAAGGTAAGTGTATCTACAAAGAAAACTAAGATGCTTAATAAGCTAACTGATGTTGCCTATACATTTGATACTATCAAATACACCAAGAACGAAAACAGCAAAGATTCACAAACCTCCTCAGTAAGAATTTTCAGTGTATGACATACAGCGAAGTAGTGACATTGATTTCTGGAATAGCAAACGCTGTCAACCCAGATGGTGCCTTTTTTCATGGCCGGACCTTCGACACAACCTTGGAGTATGGCAATTTGTGGCCTCAGATTCATTTGTACCCTTTCACCCAAACAGATGATTTGAACAACCCAGCAGTCAATAAAACTGATTTGTTGATAGGGTTCTGGAAGCCAGATGGACATGAAAATACAATGTCAGATAGAGAGAGTATAATCTCAGACATGGATGTATTGTCAAGGCTTTTTACCGATTCATTTATAGCAACAGCAAACGTGCAGTTGATTTCATTAAGAAGGGAACCGCAATACCTGACTCAGATGGGTGTTGCCAGTGGTGTTGCAGTGCAAATAGTTTTTAATTCTAAATTAGCATGTTGAAATATGTACATTTGAAAATAAAAGTCTTGTTTTTTGCTTAAAATTGTACATTCAAATACCAAAGTAAATACTTAGACCATGGAAAACAATCAACTGGATATTTTACAAGGAGGTCACGTTACCGGAAAATTTTTTAAAGATTCCAAGCCAATTTCAGCAGGAAACTATCGTATTGCAGTACTACAAGAAGATGCTATAGTTACAGAATTTACTGATGAAGATGATGTTGATCAGATTCCATTATGGGATATTGCAGGCGAAACTTTAAAAGCAGGCACTATCTTATTTGCTCACAATTCAAAAGGAATTAAAACCTTAGAAGTTAGTTCAGGTTCAGGGTTTGCTTTAGGATCAATGTCATAGTTATGAAGTCATACGGATATGGATATGGACTTATTTTTGGCAATTTAAAATCTGCACAGGTTTTAGTTGGTGTTCCAAGTGGTTTTTTAACTACGCCTCCATTCCCTATTTATAAAAATTGGAACAATTATTACCCTGATCCTGCATTTAATTTAGAAGCACACGCAAATATTTCTGTCGCTAAAACTTATTATGTTGATGGTAGAGTTACAGGTGGGATTGGAAGCGATAGTAATAATGGTCTTACCTTAGCAACTCCATTTAAAACTCTTTCTAAGATTCAGAGTCAAGGTGATGCTGACTTGGTTTATGTTTTTGCAAACAGCTACTTTCAAAAGAATGAAAGGCCAACCCAATTTACCAGAAGTATAAAATTTATTGGACTTGGTAGTGGATCAACAAGGCCTAAAATTACTGCTGACGTAAATAATCAAACAGGGTCATTTAGTGTTCATAGTGGTAGTTGCTATGTTGCTACTATTGCAGAGTATGTAGGTTATGCTTACGATAAAGGAGTTCTAACTTCTTATGGCAATCCTACAGGATTAATTGCTGCCGCTTCAATAGCTGCTTGTGTTTCAACAGCAGGAACCTTTTTTACAGATTGGCCAAGTAGAAAAGTCTATGTTAGACTACCAGATAGCAGAGTTCCAGATAGTAATTTAATTTTAGGGGATGCTCTATGTATGGCAGTTACTGCTGACAATAGAAAACAATATTTTGAAAACATAATTTTTGATTATATTCAACTTTATAATTCAACTTCAACTGGTGGTTTGAAAATGTATTTTAAAGGATGTCAATTCCAAACCTGCACTGCATTTGGAGTTACAGAATGTATGTTCCAAAATTGTGTAGGAATAAGGCTTACAGCAGGTGATGTTTTTAACTATGATTTGCGTAATACAATAGGAACTACTGCTTATGAAATAAATTGTGAATTTACCAATCAGAAGTTAGGAGCAAGCAACGATCAGGCATCTACTACTCACAATGGATGTACTATTATTCGTATTGGTGGTAAATACCACGATACCGCAGGCCAAAGTGTTGCAGATGTTACTGGAGGTGTTGGGCAAACATGGATGCTTGGTTGTGAATTATATGAATCTGTATCTGGCGTTGCGGCATATTTTGACCTTTCAAAAGTTTGGTTAGATGGTGTTTATATTCATGATATTAATATCGGTTTACAGATTCAAGGCACTTGCCAAGGATATTATAGAAATTTAAGAAACTTAGCAACAACGCCCACTGATGTGGCTGGTACAGCTTCATTTAATCCTTATTAATAAAAATTTACATTAATGAATCACCTTAGCCAAAAATACCTACCAATAGCACTCGCAGCTATTTTAAGTTTCCTAGCACCGATTGCGCCTGCTTTAATTTTCATTGGAACTCTAGTCATGGCAGATTGGATCACTGGGTTAATTAAAGGCCATAAAACTAAAAAGTTTCAGTCAAGAAAGGTGATTAGGAAATTCTATACTGGAGTAGCATACCTTACTTGTGTTTTTGTTGTAAGAATGGCTGAGGTTTATTTTGGTGGCGAAATTCCAATGGTAAAACCTTTGGTAGCAATTATCACACTGGCAGAACTCCAGTCGTTGAGAGAAAATATCATGGCTATTACTGGAACCGACATATTGAAAAACTTTGCAGTCATACTCATTCGTAAATCAGATCCACAATGAAAATAAGTCAAAAATGCATTGACCTGATCAAATCATTTGAAGGATTTAAAAGCAAGCCGTATTTATGTACGTCTGGCATACCTACAATTGGCTTTGGCTCTACTAAATACCCATCAGGATCCAGAGTTAGCTTAAATGACCCTGAAATCACTCAGGAAAAGGCAATTGGAATGCTTATGTATGATGTGCTGCACTTTGAACGTGATGTAAACTCACTTTTAAAACTGGCAGTAACTCAAAACCAGTTTGATGCCTTGGTAAGTTTTGCATACAATGTAGGATCTGATATAGATCAGGATAGCATTGCAGAGGGCCTTGGAGATAGTACTCTATTGAAAAAGGTTAATAACAGCCCACTGGATCCTACTATCAGAGATGAATTTATGAAATGGAATAAGTCAGCAGGCAAAGTAAGTCAAGGCCTGATCAACAGAAGGAAAAAGGAAGCAGACTTATATTTTTCTGTATGGAAATAAAACCATTAACTCCAGAGCAGGAAATAGGCATTAAAGCACATGATATTGAACGAACAAGAATTGTAGATTTAGTCAAAAAACGCTATGAAGAAAAGTCAAGTAAAATCCAACAAGAAAGTACTCGGAACCCGAAAAAAAGGTAAGGCAGTAAAGCGAGCAAATAAGCACAAAAGATGAAATCAGTAATCATTAAAAAAGGAAAGCATTTATCCAACCAATCTACTGGTATCAGGCTTAGAAAGTCAACTGGAATGATTTCTGCTATTGTCATGTTTACCAATTCCTGCAAATACAATGTAGGATCAGATCAGGCCGATTGGAATAAGCTGTTTGGATGTAGTTGGGGATTCCTGCCACTTGGTAAGCAATTTATGATGCACCATGAGTCAAGCAGATGGGCGTGGAGATATAATGCTGTTACACGAATGATTGAAGTTTGTCCGTACTATTACATCAATGGTCGCAGGAACTATCCAGAAGTGTCAGGATTTGACTACTATAGTGTGCCTATAGGAGTAGAAATATTCTTTAGTATTTCACCAAGTCAAGACAAAGTGCTTTATGTTGCCAAATCAGATCTGGATCATGTTGGCTATTTTCATGCTGCAGATCACAAAGTAGAAAAGTTAAATGGATTCACAGCACCTCCTTATTTTGGAGGAAACGTTTCTGCACCAGAAACGATTGAAATTCTAATTGAAAAGAAATGAAAAATCAACTTATAGGTTTATTTCTGATCGTGACATTATCTTCATGCTATACCAAGAAAGGAGCATTGGAAAGATTCTGCACTCAGGACACTGCAAAAGCAACGATAATAGTACACGATACACTGATAGTTGAGCGTGTAGTTGCAGATACTATTTTTTCTGCCAGTATAGATTCTGTTGTTGTTACCAAGGATAGACTGGTAATATCCTACAAAAAAGTATTAGATAAAATCTACTTAACTGGAGAGTGTAAAGGGGACACCATAGTTCAGATCAAAGAAGTAAAAGTAGCTATTCCTTGTAATCAAATTAAATATACCAGACTGGATCATGCTAAAAAAGTATGGCATTTATTTATCTGGATAATTTTTTTATCATTTGCCATAGGCTTTATTATTGGCATCAGGAGAAAATAAACCATAACGAAACAATAAATCGTTATAAATCACTTGACAATTAATTTTTTATGATTATATTTGCATTGTTAAATCAAACAATATGAATATAATAACAGATTTCCTGCACAGCAGGTATGAAAGAGTAATCAAATTTAGATCCATTGCAAAAAGGGATGGCAATCAGCTTAAAGTAAAGCAAGCAGATCATTTAGTTTCACTCATTACTGCTAAAATGAACAGCAGGCCCCACGTTTTTAATCGGTTCAATATGAACTAAAAAAAAGGCAGCACTAAATCAATAGTACTGCCTTTAATCGTTAAACTCAATATGAAATACAGAACAACAAATTTAGTTGGAAATTTGGAATTTACAACTGATCCAGAAAGTTTTCTTAAAAAACTATCTGAGGAGAATGAATTAGCTGAACAGGTAATGTTTAGAATCGTTCAAACTATCACCATGCAAGCAATGTCCTGTATGGAATTTGAGGAGGAGCATCCAGACTCCAGATTCCATGAAGTAATCAGATATTCACAGGAACTGGCAAGCTATGGATTTATTGGAGAGGCCTCTACAATTATGGACACACTCAGGAGCAGGATCCTAGAGTTTTACAATGATGAAGCAGTATGGTTCGATAATAACGCTGCTAAGATGCTTTGGTACGATCATAAACCCATTACCTCCAGTAAGAAAGAAAAGTTGAAAATTTATCTGGAAACATGGCAATTTAGCCAAGGAAACATGATCACAGCTACATGGTGTTTTGATGGATGTCAAAATGATTTGAAACCTATCTGGCATGAAGTAGCATTTAGTTATGAGGAACTCAGGTCCTATGTTGAACAAGTCCATGGACTATCTGGAACCACTGATACCTCAGATCATGAAGGAAACCACGTTCAAACTACTATAAACGTACCATTGGCTGTATTCATACAGGAAAATATGGACCACTTTGTAAAATCGTACATTCAGGATGGAAAGGAGTATGTAAATTTATAAATAATTTTTCAAGAACGTATTACATATCAATAACTTTTATTATCATTGCAAAACAATATGGAAACAAAAACAGATCAGCAACTGAGTATAGTTGCAAAAAAATTAAACACTTCAATTGAAAGTGTTTTAGGTAAAAACAATTTACTGGGATTTGAACGTGCTTACGCAATTTCAACTGCCATTACCGAATTGTCGGACCTCTTAACTCCAGAGTACATGAAACCTATTTTAGCAATGCAGGGCAATAGACTGGGATTTAAGACCGATAAAGACAACAAAGGTGGCTACTCTCCAGATGTTGTAAAAACCTGCTTAATAGAAGCTGTATTACTGGGAGTACAGCCTTATGGCAACCAATTCAACATCATTGCAGGCAATATGTATCTTACCAAGGAAGGATGTGGCTACCTGCTATCAAATTACGAAGGTTTAAAGCACACAATTGTTTGTGGCCTACCTCAGATCAATCCTGCTAAAACAAGTGCAGCAATTGAAGTTACAATCAACTGGTCATTAAATGGTGGACCTACTCAAACCATGAAGATCCCAATTCCTTTGAAGATGGACTCATATACATCAGTTGATGCTTTAATTGGCAAGGCTACCAGAAAAGCCAGAGCATGGTTACTTTCTAACTTAACTGGAATTGAAATACCAGAAGGTGAAGCCAAGGAAGCAATTATTATCGAGTCAAAACCTGCTCCAAAAACTAAGGAGGAGATCGAATTGGAAAGGATCAAAGCAATGTTATCTGACTGCACTACCATTGAAGAAGTAAGTAATCTGGAAGCTAGTTGTCCAGACGTTGACTTCACTTTATTTGTAACCAGAAAGGAGGAGATTGAAAATGGCAAGTAACGCAAATGAATTGTTGTTCAGGGCCTCTGGTTGTAGTCACTTAATGTCAGATCCCTCAACCATTAAAGCAAGGGAAGCAGGCGAACTGGCAGAAGGTGTAAAAACACACCTGATAGATGTATTTGTTTCTGCCAAGTATAACAGGTTCACTGAAATACATGGCAAGATGTTGGATAAAGGGAATGATGTTGAGGAGGATTCCATCACCATAGTTTCCAGAAAAACTAAAAAGGTATTCAAGAAAAATGAAACTTCACTAAGCAATGAATACATCAAAGGAACTCCAGATCTATTTGAAGGAGTTGATATCCACAATGCTGATGCTATCAGGGACACGAAGTCAAGTTGGGATGCATACACTTTTACCAGAGCCAAGTACAAAAATTTACCTAAAAGTTACCACTGGCAGGGGCAAGGTTATATGGCCCTAACAGGTGCTAAAACCTGCACATTTGATTTCTGCCTGAATAACACTCCTTACCACATTGTAGAAGGTGAATTGCGCAGGGAAAGCTATAAACACAAGGAAGGTAATACACCTAACTGGATCGAATTAATGATTATAGCCAACCATACTTACGATCAAAGAACATTTGAGGAGTATTACAATTTGAGAGGCTGCCTGCCAGTAGATGAAGATTCTAAATATGTTGTAGCAGGTTTTGTGGACATTCCACTGGATGAAAGGCATCACATGATCCAGATAGAACGTAATGATGATGATATTGAAAGGCTTTACGAAAGGATCAGAGTATGCAGGGAATGGATGAATAAAGAACTATTTAAAGTAAAATAAAATGACAAAAACAGAGATTATTAAAAAGATCGCACTGGCCACTGGCCATGAGAGAGAAGTTGTGGACTCCATTGTTGAGGCCTTTATCAGAAACCTAAAGAATGCTGCCATCAAAGGTGATGATACAGCAGTCAGGGGCCTTGGTACTTTCAAAGTTGTTAAAAGAGCAGCTAAAACGGCTCAAAACTTCAAATTGAAGGTTGCCATACACCTGCCAGAAAGCTACACCCTAAGATTGAAACCATCAAAGGATTTAGTTAGAAGGATGAACATCATTCCTGATCACATAGGTAAGCATATTACCGAACCTGAATAGGATTGTTTAACCACTAAATAAAAGGAGGCTTAGGCCTCTTTTTTTATGCCTTGTGAAAAATAATAAAGTTCAAATTCAGAGTTTTATAAATACTTTCTGATTTCTGTTTGCAAATATCAAAACCAGTGTTATCTTTGCCCTCGTTAAACAAAACTATATGACATCCGAAATTTCCAAATTGAAATAAGCATGAATACAAAGGCAGAAATCTTAGCAAAAAAATTACTGGCACTGGCTAAACAGGGAGTCGGTGGAGAAGCAGTAAACGCAGAACAAATGTTGAAAAACCATTGTGCAAAGCATGGAATTAACATTGAGGATCTGGAGGAGGACCGATTAATCAGGTATGAATTTACATTAAGTAAAGGATCTGAAAATTATCGAATCTTATTTTTCCAGATTGTTGCAAACATAATTCCTGACTATTCTGGAAGCTACTACAAGAGAGCAGGAATGAAGGTTGCTGTTGACTGCACAGCAGCAGATGCATTTGAGATCAAGTTTAAATTTGAGCACTACCTGAAAGAATACAAGAAATCTGAAAAGGACCTTTACACTGCCTTCATAATTGCAGGCAACCTTTGGGCCAACAGCACTAAAGAAGCTAAAAAGTTTAGCGAACTAAGTATTGAAGAAAAGCATGATATTTTGAGAGCAGAAAAACTGGCATCTGGATTAAATGTAGCAAAGCTCCAAAAAAGATTAGGAGAATAAATATGAAACAAAGAATGAAGTTACCGAGTAGTGGATCGTTTTTCAACTACTTGATGTCAAACAACTCCAGTATTCCTGTAGTTGGCAAAGGAGCAACGATCATGCATTACACTGACAGAGATTGTGCTGAGGTAATGGAAGTTTCAGATGATGGCAAAAAAGTTGTCATTGAATCGTACACTACCACAGCAGATTGTCCAGAAGGTAAGACCTTACCAATGGGACATCAAAGTTGGAAACACGAACTATCAGGTCACAGGTCCACCATAGTTTACAAATGGAACGCTTGGAGAGTAGTGCATAAGCACGTTATCCTAGTAGGAGATTGGACCGCACGAACACTGCCTACAGAAGTGAAAGAAAAAATCTACCAAGGACAAGTCATGCCACAGGTAGTTGTAGAAGGATATTCAATTCAAGTTACCGAATACCATAAGATAAATATTTTGTTTGGGCAATTAAACTACTATTATGACTGGAGTTTCTAAAATAACCAAGTTCACCTTCAAGTACATGGAAGTTAATCCAAAATAATACTTGTTTACAAAAATCAAACATTGTAGATTTGCCCTAGTTAAATAACAGAATATGAATACCTTAAAAATCACAGCAGAAACCTTCGCCACAATTATTAGTGGCCTTATTAAATCTGGAGTTACATTCACAGCAGTGGAAACTAAGTCAGGCATTATTGAAGTAACATTTACTGGAGGATATTAAAATGACTTACAAAATTTACTACGATATCTTATATGTAGATGAAGTTGCAAAAAACCAGATCCTAGAAAACATCTTTTGTGCAACAAACGAATCGTTCTGGCCTATCAGAAGAAGTGCAGGAACCTCACCAGAATTTAACGAACCATTAAAATATGGTTGCTACATCCTGAATTTTGATTGCGAAACAATAAAACAGATTATAGAACTTTTAAGTAAAAACAAAAAATATGAAAACAAGTAAATTAGTATTAAACATTGGTGCAACAGAATCTAATGAAGCCAACTTCAAAATTGCCTACCAAAAAGCATTAGGCGAAATCAATATAAGAATACAATAGCATGAAAAAGACAGATTTAAAATTCAAATCAGGCCGAGGAGGCAAACGTGATGGTGCAGGCAGGAAAAGAGGGGAAAAAACCAAGGTAGTAGGATTCAGGGTTACACTGGATCTTGTTGATGGATTAAAGGCTCATGGAGAGAGATATATTTCTGAGCAAAAAATCAGAAAAGGTTTTAAAAATGCTTAACAACCAATAAGTTTACGCCATGCAAAAATCATTTATCCTGCACCTAGATAGTTTGGAAATATTAGACGAACTGAGTAATGAGCAGGCAGGCATACTTGTAAAAGCATTTAAGCAATACCATGAAGGTTCAGATCCTGAACTGGATCCTGTTCTAAAAATGGTGTTTATCCCATTTAGATCACAATTTATTCGAGATCTTGCTAAGTACAATAAGGTAGTTGAAAGGAACAGAAAAAATGGCTTAAATGGAGGAAGGCCTTATAAATCAGAAGTTAAAGAAGAAACCCAAGTCACCCCAAAAAACCCACTGGGATATTCTGAACCCAAACAACCCTATAGTGATAATGATAATAAGAGTGATAGTGATAATAAAAATGATAGTAATATTATTAAAGAAAGTATAGAGGAACGCAAATTAAAATTTGCTTCACTCCTTTCTCCTTTTGTCGGAACTGGACCTAATCAATATACCAGAGAATTTGTAAAAGATTTTTACGACTACTGGACTGAGCATGGACCAAATGATAAAAAGTTTCGTAGGGAAAAACAAACCAGTTTCGATATTTCACGTAGACTTGGAACCTTCAAAAAAAATGAAATCAAATTTAATAAAGGCTCAGAAGGTAGATTGGACCGACTGGCAAATATGTAATCATGGAAACAAATAGCAATTTACCTGCAAAACAAGAGATTTCAGGAGTTATTCCTGCTAACAGATACATTCAGCTACACAAAGGAGTGAAAGTTGATAAAACAGCCGAAAAAACCATTTATGAGTTTATCAGAAATAAGATCAAGGCAGTTTATTTCGAAAGTGGGTATGACAAAGGTTTGGATAAACAAACTTTAGACAGCATGGCATCCGTACTTACAAACGATATCCAAAGATTTCACCCAAGGTTAACGCTAGATGATATTGGAGAAGCATTATCACTTGGAGTCAGGAAAACTTATGGTGATTATTTTGGGATCAGTATTGTTGTGATTTTAGGGTGGATCAAATCATTTGTTTCCAGTGAAGATAGAAGGAAAGCACTGGCAGATCATTACGCTGCAATTAACAAGCAGAACTATAAAAGCAAGGAAGAAATACAGGCCATTTACGATGCTATTATTCCTTCAATGATTGAGGAGTTTAAAAAATCTGGCAGGATAACAAACCTTGGAAATGCAAGGTATAACTACCTAGTTTCACAGGGCCATATCAAAGAAGATGATTATAAGAAATTTATCAATCAGGCTTATGAAGTAGTTGCAATGCAAATTGAACATGACCTGAACCATGCCAAATTAAATAGAGATAGGTCCCTTGCTAAAAAACTGGATCATGCTCTGGATAACATTGAGGAGTTGCCAGATGTAATCAAGGCTGCAAGTTGCTTGTGTTTACAGGACTGGACCAAAAAACATATCAAAGAAAAATCGTTATAATATGCCATACATTACTGAAAAAATACCTCTTAAAGCGAGAGCACTAAAAAGATCAGCAAAATAATGATGCATCAAACGTTCACTGGACCACTCCAGAATACAATATGAACCACTGGAGAAAAGATGAAATAAAAAAGCAAACCTCCAAAAATAATGACTCTAATCAGGCATTTTTAAGTCAAGAAGTAATCCCTAATTCACCACTTCCATTCTAATGAAACAGAAAGAACCTAAACCGAAAAAATGTAAGTACTGCAAAGGATCATTTACTCCTTTCAGATCTACTCAGGTAGCTTGTGGTCCTCAGTGTGCAATGGAACTGGCAAAGATTCAGGAGGAAAAGAAAAACAGGGACCGCAACAAGGTAAGTGAAGCAATGGCAAAACTGGAAAAGAAACTCAAAAAAGAGGAGTATGATGCTAAGTTTAAAAAACTATCTGCCTATGAAGCAGAGGCCAAAGAAGTATTCCAAAGATGGATCAGATTTCGTGATGAAAAGGAAAACTGCATAAGTTGTGGCACTCCAGTTTCTTCTATTTGGGATGGTGGCCATTACAAAAAAGCAGAGTTATTCAGTGGAACAATTTTCCATCCAGACAACTGCCATAAGCAGTGCAGGAAGTGTAATTTCTACATGAACGGAAATGAATCTGACTACAGAATTGGTTTGTCGCACAGAATAGGTCCTGATAGATTGAAAGTAATTGAGGATCTGGCCCAAGAAAGCAGGTACTATAAATGGACCAAAGATGAATTGATTGAAATCAAAAGAAAGTTTCAGGATCTGCTCAGAAAAAAGCAAAAAGTTATTGATTAATAAAAGTTTTTAAAATATATTTGAACCATGAACGAAATAAAAATTGAAGTAGCAAAAGCATTCTTAATGAGATTTTGGATGCTTGCAGGAAGGTCATTCACCTTCGCAGTATTATGTATTGCGCAAGTAAATCAGCCAAGTTGGTTATACATTGCAGCAGCTTGTATGTCACTGCCACTGGTATTCATTGCCCTTTACAGATGTGTTGAAACTGCCAGACTTTACGTTAAAATCAGACCTGATATTGATAAGATTGAAACCAAGTTTGCTAATGACAATTACAGATCTAAATTAGGTAAGTAATGAATATTGAAAAAGTGGACATTGGCCTCGTTAAGCCAAATCCTAACAACCCAAGGGTAATTTATTTTAAAGTTAAAAATCGTTAAACAATATGGAAACAAATCAATTACAGCCACTACCTACAGAGGTAAGTGAATTAGCAGGTAAAATATCTGCTTCAAAACAAGATGAAGTGCAATTGGTACTACATCAAATCTTTAATGGAACCAGTGAATGGGAGGCTCAGGTTGACAAAATAATTGTCGCTGATGTAAACGATTCATTAAGTATTTCACTGGCAGAAACCGCCCGAAAAAACGTTAAGGCAGCCAGACTAAGTGCAGAGAAGATCTTTGATGCAAAAAGAGATCAGGTCCAAAAGTTAAAATCAGAATACGATCTGGAGGACAAATTATGGCTCAAAGCAAAACAGGTTATGCAACTGAAATTCAAGGCCATTGAAGATAAGGCAGAATGGAAGGCTGATTTTGTAAAAAGGTTTGAAGCAGAACAAAAGGAACTCAGGACTCAATTTAGAATAGAGTCAGTTTCTAGGTATTCATCTACCATAAACAGGATTGAATTTGAAAACCTAAGTAATGAAGGTTTTGAATTGCTTTTATCTGGCCTCAAAGCAAAGCATCAAGAGCAGCAGGATCTGGAAAAGGCAGAGCAGGAAAAAAAGGAACAGGAACTTAAACTGGAGAAAGAAAGGCAGGCCAAAATTCAAGAGGAGAATGACAGGCTGAAAAAAGAAAAGGATGAACGTGAGAAACTGCACTCAGAACGATCAAAAGAACTTCAACCTTATATAGTCCGCATTCGTGACTATTCAAAGCTAATAAACGCACCAGAAGAAGAATATCAGGCAGAATTAGCTGATATTATCAGGGGAGTAAATGAGGAAATTGAATTTAATAAGCAGCAGGAACTTAAAAAGCAGGAGATCCAAAACGAATACAAGCAGAAATTCATTACCGAAGTTAAAAAGTTAGGTTATTACAAAACAGATACTGGCTACAGCAACGGAGTTGAATCAATTGGAGAGTATGCTTACAGCCATTTTGATAACCAAGTTCAGGTTGATAGAATTATTGAAGTAATCAAACAGCAGATCCAGAATGCAAAAGATAAGCAGGAGCTGGCCAAACTGGAAACTGAAAAGAAAGAACGTGAAGCAGCAGAAGTCAAAGCCAAGAAGGAAGCAGAAAAACTGGCCAAGGCTCCTGCCAAAAAACAAATGTTGGCTTGGATAGATTCCTTTGGATTACCTGAACTTAATTTGGATAACCAAACCAAGGACATTATCTGCCAGAAATTCGAAGATTACAAGAAGTGGGCAATTCAGAATGTTGAGCTAATGTAGTAAAGTCATGAGTGGAATATACAGAAAAATAATGTGCAGCGATAGGCTGCCTGAGAAAGACGGTTATTATATAGCTAAATCTTGGAAAGGAACAACCCTTCACACTTTTAATAAAGTCATGCACACACTAAATAAACAGCATAGTGCTTGGTTAACCGATATTGAATGGTGGTTAGAAGAAATAGAACTGCCAAGTGAGGAAAATAACCAATGGAGGTGCAATCAGCTACAATCAGAAATCACCAAGCTACAATCCGAACTAAAAGAAGCCAAAGCAGAGGCATGGCAAAAAGGGGTTGATGATTGTAGTAATTATTTGGGTGAATATGACCATTACATTGGTTTAACCGAAGAACTTTTATTACCAGAGGAAATTGAGTCCCCAATAATGCCAACTAACCCATACAAAGAAGAAACTAAACCCGACTTCAACCAAAATTCAATGCTTGAAAGATTTGGCGAGTTGGAGGATGAATTTAAAGTCGAGTGATAATCGTTAGATAGCGTATAACGACCGAAATATGTGCAGTTGTGCGGTCGTTTTGTGCGGTGGAAAAATTGCGTATAGGTGCTGTTATAGCCAGTACGGTTTAATTAGTACAAAACTTTAATCGAAGAATTAAAAAAAGAATTTAAAAAATAAGCGATGGCAAGAATTTTAATAGCCTGTGAAGAAAGTCAGGCAACAACAAAAGCATTTAGAAAATTAGGACACGAAGCGTTTTCGTGCGATTTATTACCTTGTAGCGGTGGGCATCCTGA